CGTTGCGACGAAGGTGTCGCGCGCGGCAGCCAGCACTTTTGTCGGGAGCGCAATCTGCTTCAGGCGTTCGCGCAAATAATGATACTGGATTTCAGCCTGCAGGTAGAAAATCCGCAGTGGGCGCGGCGGGGTGAAGCCAAGAAACGGCACGCCTGCCGCCATGTGAACGAGCCATGAGATCAGCAGATCGCTCTTGCCGACCTTGGGTGCACCGCCCAGCACCAGCAGGCCACCGGGCGTCAGCACGCGCGGTGCGATGATGTCCTCGGGCATCGGACTCTGATCGTCCAGCAGTGCACCTAGCGTGAAGGCTGGCATATCCTGTGGGCCCGGTGCGCTGTTGGCCAGCCTGAGCAGCGGCGGGCCATTCTTCTCAATGTGCTTGGCCCAGAGGCGCTCGGATTCCGCTTTCAGGCGCTCCTCCGGCCAGCTGGGGCGAAGGGCGGCGGCATTGTAGCCACGGATCGCCTCCCAGCATTCATCCGGCGACATCCGACCCTCGTGGACCATGCGCAGGAAATGCCCGATGGCGGCGCTGGCCCCGGTGAAGCGGCTCCAGTCATCCTGATCACCCTCACGCACCGGCGTGGTCAGCACAGCATCCAGCGTCGGCTTGCCGGGGACGGCAGTCCCGGTGCTGGCCATCCCCGCGCCCGGTATTGGCGGCATCTCCGCCACACGCACGGCGAATTCGTCGAGGTCGACTTCAATGCTGTGGTGCTCACGGATTTGCACCAGGCGCTGATGCCCGTGCTTGTGATAAACTGAACCCGCCACCCGGATCGGCTGATGGGCGGAGCGAAAATGCGTGTCGCCGCCGACCTTGAGGGCGATCTCACCCCGCAGGCGGCAAAGCTCGACCAGCGCCGCTCCCTCGGCGGGTTCAGTCATGCGCCACCAGACATGCAGCTTGCTGGCACCTTCTGACGTGCGCCCACCACTTTCGATGATCAGGGTGGGCTGGCCAAGATGGTGCAGCAGGTGGTCAAGCTTGGCGGGGATATCACCTGCATCGAGATCGACGACCAGCGCCTGCATCTGCAGCACATCGGCGGATTTGGCCTGTCCGGCTGCCGTGACCGTGCCAGGGATCACATAGACGGCCGCGCCTTCGCGCCACGCCCAATTGGCGAAGGTCGCGAGCTTGGTCGGCGCGGTGGCATCGGCGTCGATCCAGATATTGTGAGGTCGACCCTCTTTGCCTTGACCCATGTCGACAAAGCCCCGGACCGGGATCAGGCCCTCGGAGTAGCCGAAGACGACGTCAATGAAGGTTTCGATCTGGGCGGGATCCGGCTCGACGCCGAACGGATCCTCGATCGAGGGTGCGTCGTTGAAATCCTGCCAGGGGTTGAAATGGATGATGTTGTCGTCGCTCATGCGGGCATCCCCCAGCAGCGTTTCGCCCATGGGCAGAAGCGGCATTCAAAGAAATCGCGGTTCTGTGCGATGCGCGGCAGCAGCTCGCCCGCGTCGGTGGCCTGCAAGATCCTCACGCCGCGATCCGACATCCGCTGCGCCAAATCCGCGTCGAAGGGCACCAGTTCATGGTGCATCTCCGCCGTGTCCTTGTTGATCGCGGTGAACAGAGCAGGTGCGGCGCTGATACCGGGCACGCTGGCCTCCATGTAGGCTTGGTAGACCGCTATCTGGGCGGCATAGACAGGCTTGGACTTGGTGACGCCCTCCTTGACGCAGAGCCGCCAGTTCTTGGCGTTCATCGTCTTGCATTCCCAGAGCGCAGGAACGCCAAGGCCAAAGTCCTCTGGGCCTGCTGCGATGATGCCATCGACATGGCCACGAATGCGCCCACCGGCGATAGAAAAGCCAAACTGGCCGCCGTCAGGGCGATTGCCCTTGCGGGTGTAGAGATCAAAGCCAGCCCGCCGCAGCCAAGCCACTGCCAGATCCTCAAGGACATGCCCGATGGCAAAGATGCGCAGCAACTGGCCACTGAAATCCTGGCCCTCGTCCTTGGGCGCGTGGGTGAACTCAAACTGCAGCGCGCGTTCGCAGGCATGCCCAAGGCGCGAGCCACCAAGATAATCGCGCGGGGTGCGGGCGGCATTGTCAGCGGTCAGGGTTGCGTCGACTGCGGCGTTCACCTTGTCGGCAAAGCTGGGGCGGGAATTATAGTCCAGCATGCTGCCCTCCCTCATAACTGCGATGAGCAAGCCCGTGGCAGATCGAACAGAGCCATTCGACCGAGAGCGGCTGGGAATAGTCGTGGTGGTGAGCTTCTAGATCGGTCACGCAACCACAACGCTGGCACCATAGAGGCACGACGATTCGGCATGCCTTGACGGCACTCCGCACAATAGCGTGAGCCCGGTGCTTGTGGGCGTTGCGCAGACGATAGCGACGCTGTGCTTCGCAATGATTTTCTGGGTTTCTGAAGTTTTGGGAGTAGGAACGCTGATATTCGCGGCGGCAGTCCCGGCACCAGGCCTGCAGGCCATCAGGGCTACGCCTCCGCAAACCGAATTCCACGTTCGGTTTCGCTATGTGGCATTCCGAACAGACTTTCATCAAAACGGCACCTCCGTATCCTTGGCGATCGACAGCATCTCGGCGCGGAATGCCGCGACGGTGACAACAATCAGCCGGTGCATGTCATTGGTGGTCAAACCGGCGAGGGGCCTATCCCAGCCGATGCGCTCCATCTCAGGCGCAAGCGCGCGCATGACGGCGGGCAGCGCCTGCGTTTCCTCTTCGGTGAAATCGACCATGTTCAATCCTTTTCGGGCTTTGAGGGTGAAGGCCGCCTGGCAGCCCATGGAGCAAAACCAGCGGCGGGTTCGGTGCGGGCGCGGCTGGTGGGGATCGAACCAGCCAAAGCCCCGTGTGGGAGACGTGCAGACAGCGCAAAGGCTTGGGCGCAGATGCCCGTTGCGCGCAGGCAGCGGTCGATCCTCAGCCGCTGTGGGCGGGGATGGGATTTGCGCGACATGGCTCATGCCGCCTCCCGCGCATCGGAAGCCGCCGCCATGATCAGCTGGCGGATCGCCCGCTTGTTGAAGGTGAAGGTCATCAGTGCCGAAGCGTGATAGCGGGTCAGGCCATAGTCCTGCCGATAAGCGGGTGGCAGATATTGAAGCTGCTTGTCCGTAGCGGCCTGTTTCAGCCAGCTGCGCGTTTTGTAGGCGCTTTCATCTGTCTCGAGCTCGTTCAGCCAATCATCGGCTTGCGCGAGACAGACGCTGCGCTCACCGATTCCCAGCAGGCGGGGGCTTTGGCCCTTTGCGCCACCGACCGCATGCCAGCGTCCTTCCAGAAAGAAGATACCGCCCCAGGCGTTGAACCCGTTGGCCATGAGCGCATCATCGGCCCCAAACAGATCGATCCAAGCAAAGCTGGACCGCTTCAGAAGGTCAATCTCCGTCATGATGAAGCTGCTCAGCGTCCCATCATTGGCCTCTTGTGAACGCAGGTCCTCCTCGCGCTCAAACACCTCGCCACAAAGTGGGCATTCAAAGCAGGCCAGAGGAATGTCGGCGCTACAGGCCGGGCACACCTTGGTTGGGGCGTCTCCAGTCTCGGTCTTGCCGTCGAGATCGATATCCTGCTCAAGCGTGCCGTGGATCAGGCTCGACGTGCCAAAATCCAGCACGACGCAGTCGGTCTTTATGACGCCGGGGTGTTCTTCTGGATCGATGGTGCGCAGCCCGCGCCCGACCATCTGGATCATGGTGGATTTGTAAGATGAGGGGCGCAGCAGCACGACGCAGGAAGTCGGCGGATGGTCCCAGCCTTCAGTCAAAACCGAAACGTTAACGATCACGCGGACCTCTCCGGCGGCATATGCTGCCAGAACCTGGCGGCGATCCTCGCTTGGCAGATCACCATGAATCAGCCCGGCAGGCACATCTGCGGCGTTAAAGGCTTCCGTGACATGCGCGGCGTGAGCGACGGTGGAACAGAACACCACCGTCTGCCGGTCACCCGCTTTCTCCTTCCAGTGGCGGATAACCTCGTCAGTGACCGGCGCGCGGTCCATGATCGACGCGACCTCCGCCATGTCGAAATCCGCCAGCGACTTGCGCACAGCGCGCAGCTTGTCCTGCACACCGACATCGATCACGAAGGTGCGCGGCGGAACCAGATGGCCCGAGGCGATCAACTCACCCAGACGCACCTGATCGGCGACATTATCGAACACCTCGCGCAGGCCCTTTTTGTCGCCGCGGTTCGGGGTGGCTGTGACGCCGAAGATCCGAGCGTCAGGGTTGGCATTGCGAACATGGTCGATGATGCGGCGGTAGCTTGCCGCCACCGCATGATGCGCCTCGTCGATTACCAGCAAATCAAGCCGCGGCATGGCCGCAAGATTGCCGATCCGGGCCAGCGTCGGCACCATGGCGAAGGTCACCTGACCCGCCCAAGATTTGGCACTGGCATCGACCACCGACGTAGTCATGCCCGGATTGACCCGGACGAACTTGTCCCGGTTCTGGTCGGTCAGCTCATCGCGGTGGGCCAGCACGCATGCCTTGGCAGCGCTGCCGCCGATCACCTCACCGGTGACCGCCGACAGCATGATCGTCTTGCCCGCTCCAGTCGGCGCGATGCCCAGCGTGTTGCCGTGGGCGTCAAGCGCAGCAAGGCTGCGCTCAACGAAGGTTTTCTGACGGGGACGCAGCCGCATGATCGCTCCCCCTCACTCAGCCCAGCTGGGACGCCCGGAAAAACCGGGGGCCGCAGGGGCTTGTGGCGTCTGGGGTTGCGGTTGTTGAGCAGGTGCTGCGTAATCCGAAGCCGGGGTGGCATAGCCCTGATGCGGCGCGCCCGTTGCCGGGGGATGGTCATAGCTCTGCATCGGAGCAGCCCCGCCATGCCCCATCAGCTGCGCATAATCGCGGTGGCTGGGCGTAACGGCGGAGCGGACCTCGTTCTTGTCCTCGCCATTTGTGTCAGAACCAATATCCATCCGGGCGATGAACTCGATCCCGTCCAACTCAGCAAAGCCGCTGATCCGGCGGCGGGCTTGCGCCTGCGCCGAGTTATCCTTGTCATCGAGCCCTCGCGCAGAATTCAGAATGCCCTTGACCAAGCCGCGCCCTGCGTTGCCCCAATCCGGGCCCTTCGGGCTGTAAAGCCCGATCAGTGACCAGATCTTGCGTTTAGCGTAGGGCCCTTCGACCACGGTATATTCGGCGTCGAGATAGACAGCGCCGGTGGCGCCGCGCTTGGCATAACCGCCGGTCCAGCCCTGGCTCGGGTCGTCAAAACCGCCGGGGCGGATGGTCAGGCGCACCTTGGCAAGCGTGCCCTTGGGGATCACGTTGCTGCTTGATTGCGCAGAGTTAAAATCGTTCCAGAGTCCGGTCATCGGATTTATCCTTTTCAATTGACGTGGGAGGGGTTTGAAGCAGCCTCGGCAGGCGGATCCTGCACAGTGGCGGCATAGGTCAGGCGCGCGGCCGCAGGACGCACCGGGCCGTGGATCTTGGTCATCAGTTGGCCGAGATGGGGCACCTCGATCATGTCGAGCCGCCCGGAGCGGTCCTTGGCCGGAAAGCCGAAGGGGTTCAGCGTTTGGCAAACGAAAGCGCGCGCAGGCTGCCCATCAACACCGGCAATCTCCGCCATGGTGATCACCTGATCGACGATCCCGGGCAGCTCCAATCCGGTCTTGGAGCCGTCAATTTGGGGCGAGAACACCTTGCGATTGAAGTCATCGAGCTTCTCGTCGAGGATGCCGACGAACCAGATGTTCTTGCCGCGCGTGTGTTGCAGATGGGTGAGCCAAGCGATCATTTCGCGGCCATGCA